CTGAAGCTCAACTGGCGGACCATCACCGGAAACCAGATCTCTCTGGCCGAACCCAAGGCGCATCATTTGGACCTGCGCGGCGCAGCTCAGGTCTACGATTCCGGCGCCGGAGAGTATGTCGTGGTACCACAAAAAGTGGTTGTCAAAGCGGTTCCCAAAAAGACCGGTCTCGGAAAGATGGATATGGGATCCGCCCAGGATGCATCCAGTGAATTCGAGTGCAACTACATCAAGGTGTGGATTGACGGTGATGAACTGGTTGAAATCGATAAGTATAATTATATCTGCGTCATCAATGGCACGGACTATCTCGCGGATGTCCGCAGTGGTCTGGGTCTTGGGATGTAAGGAGGCCGACATATGGCTACAATAAAATTGCAGTTTCCGTTCAAGAAAGATGGCGTTGAAATCACAAAGGTTGAGATGCGCAGACCTACCGTGGGCGATATGCGGGCGGCATCACAGTCCGCAAAGACCGACGAAGAAAAAGAGATCGCCCTGTTTGCCCGGCTTTGCGACATGAATCCCGAGGATCTCGATTGCATGGACATGAAAGACTACGGTCGTCTACAGGATGAGTACACAGGTTTTTTATCATAGGATGGGACGACCTCCGGCCAGTGCTCATATCCATGTCCATTGTCGTCCACACCGACTTGGGTTTCTGGATGGATATGAGCTTGGCCGAAGTGTTGGGCTGGAAACAGGATATAGACCGGATCATCAAAGAATCTCAGCACGAGTAGGGGTATCATGGCGAAGACATATACTGTAGGATTTACGATCGGGGCCGCCCTCGGCAGCTCGTTCGGCAAGACCTGCGCGACCGCTACTCAGAAGATGAAGGGCATCGGCAAAGCCCTTGATGAGATGCGCATCCAGAAGGGTGCCGCAAAGGATCTGGTGAAATATCAGGCTGAGCTCGAAGAGCTTAGCGCCCGCCAGAAGGCTGCCGGCTTCTCCAGCTCCACGCTGAACCAGCAGGTTTCTGAGGCACAGGCCAGGTATTATCGGGCAGCGCAGGCGGCCCGTAAATACGGTGTTTCCATCTCTGATGCCGCTGCAGAAAACAAAAAGCTCGGCGCCGCCATCACGGCCACAGAACGCAAGATGGCCAGGATGCGCAAGGCGCAGCAGAACAAGCAGGTTCGCTCGGAGATGGGCGGCCAGATGATCGGCGCCGTTGGCGCCGTCATGACACTGGCCGCTCCCATCCGAGAGGCCATCCAGTACGAATCTGTCATGGCTGACGTTGCCAAGGTCGTGGATTTTCCTACGCCCGTGGCATTCAAGGCCATGTCGAACGACATCCTTAACATGTCCACGACAATTCCTATGGCCGCAAGCGGAATTGGTGCCATTGTCGCAGCTGCAGGGCAGGCAGGGATTGCAAAAGACGAGCTCAAGGCATTCGCGACTGATGCCGCAAGGATGGGCATCGCTTTTGATCTGTCCGGGGACGAAGCGGGATCCACCATGGCCGCATGGCGTGCAGCCATGGATTTAACCCAGGGCCAGACGGTGAACCTGGGCGATGCTGTAAATTATCTTTCCAACAACATGAACGCGCAGGCAGGGGCGTTGGCCGAAGTGCTCAAGCGTCAAGGGGCTGTCGCTAAATCAGCAGGTCTGACCACGGTACAAACAGCGTCTCTTGGTGCGGCTCTGCTTTCATCCGGTACGGGGCCGGAGATCGCGGCCACCGCCATGAAGAACCTGACCGGCGCTTTGACAAAAGGCCAGGCCGCTACCAAAGCGCAGTCTGACGCGTTTGAATCCCTTGGGTTCGACTCTGTCTCTCTGGCTGAGCGGATGCAGACCGATGCCAAGGGCGCGATCATGGACGTGTTTGCAGCCCTTAAGGATGCGCCCAAAGCAGAACAGAGCTCCTTGGTTTCCCAGCTTTTTGGAGAGGAATCCAAGGGCGCGATCATGCCTTTGCTGCAAAACATCGGGAACCTTAAGCAGGCCTTTGAGCTGACCGGCGACGCCACCCAGTATGCCGGATCCATGCAGGCCGAGTACGAACAACGCAGCAAGACAACGGCTAACAACGTACAGCTCATGCGAAACCAGATTGCACGGGCTGGCGTTAAGTTGGGAACAGTCCTGCTGCCACCCCTTAATATGGTGATGGGGGTGCTCGGTTCCGCAATAGGTGTTGTGGCCGATTTTTCAGACAAATTTCCCATGCTCACCACCGTTGTTATCGGCGCAGCTGCCGGACTGATCACCATCAAAGTCGCAGCCATTGCCGCAAAATACGCAGGCACATTACTGTCTGACGGCTGGTTGATTGCAAAAGCCGCGTTTGATTTTTTCCGACCGTCCGTTTTGGCCACGAACATTGCCCTGCTCAAGCAGAAGGCTGTGGCCATAGGCACCGCCGTGGTCACCAAGTCTGTAGCCATCGGGACAAAGGCATGGACTGCAGCCCAGTGGTTGCTCAATGCGGCCATGACAGCCAATCCCATAGGCCTTGTCATTGCTGGCGTGGCCGCATTGGCTGCGGGTGCATATTTCCTGGTCACAAAATGGGACAGCGTGAAGGCTTTTTTCACCGGCCTTTGGGATTGGTTTGGCAATATTGATCTTGCCGAGTCCGGGAAAAAATTGGTCATGACCTTTGTCAACGGAATCAAGGCCGTGGCCACAGCGCCGTTCAAAGCCGTGTCTGGGGTGCTTAGCAAGGTCCGCAAGCTACTCCCGTTTTCCGATGCCAAAGAAGGGCCTTTGTCCCAGCTCACGGAATCAGGTCGCAAGGTTTTATCCACCATGGGCAACGGAATAAAGCAGGCCGCGCCTGGAATGAAACAGACGGCGAGTGCCGCCCTTGAAGGCACTGCCGGAGCATTGACCGTCCAGCCCCCGGTATTAGGCGATGCAGTAGGAACCGCCCGCTACGAAATTAAGAACCCGGCTGCACCGGATCTTCCAGGCGTAGATGCCCGCGCTGCGTATAACCTGCAGCCCATCCAGCCCCCGGTATTAGGCGATGCAGTAGGAACCGCCCGCTACGAAATTAAGAACCCGGCTGCACCGGATCTTCCAGGCGTAGATGCCCGCGCTGCGTATAACCTGCAGCCCGTCCAGCCCCCGGCATCATCCGCCCCCCAGGCAAAAGGCATCAACATAAGCTTTTCCCCGACCATCAACCTGCCCCCCGGATCAGCCGACCAGCCGTCTGCCCTCGAATCTGGTCTGCGGGCCAGCGAAACCCGGTTGCGGGAGATGTTGGCTAAGATTCTGGGCGACGACAGGAGGCTATCATATGTCTGATACATACACCACGGCCCAGGGAGAGACATGGGATACCATCGCGGTGGCGGTGTGGGGATCTGAGCACCTATGCACCACGTTGCTGCAGGCAAATCCTGAATACAGAAACGTGCTTTATTTTTCCGCAGGAACTGTTCTTGAAATCCCGGACGTTGACACGTCGACCGTCTCCGACACCGCACCCCCTTGGGCAGACTAAGCCATGCGCAAAGCAACGCTGCAACTCACATACGACAACAAGGACATCAGCCAGGCTATCGCCTCCCGCGTGATCAGATGGTCTTACACCGATCATGCAGAGGGCAAGGCTGATGATCTCCAGATCACCCTGCACAACCGCAGCGAGATCTGGACAAGGTCGTGGTGGCCGAGCAAGGGCGCGACACTGAAGGCCAGTGTCGAATGTGAAGACTGGGATAGCCCAGGGGATACCATTACGCTCTCGTGCGGGACGTTCACCATTGATGAAATCGAATGCTCTGGCCCGCCCAATCAGGTGACCCTGAAGGCCGTGTCCTCACTGGTCACCACATCCATGCGGCGGGAGAAGAAGAGCAGGGCCTGGGAGAACACCACACTGCGGACGGTCGGTGCCCAGTTGGCAGCAGATCATGGAGTCCAGATTTTTTGGGAGGGAGACGACATCTCTTTTGCCCGGCTGGATCAACGCGAAGAGTCTGACCTGGCTTTCCTGCAGCGTGTCGCTAAGACCAACGGGCTATCGGTCAAAGTAGGGCATGGACGGATTATCCTCTACACCGGGAAGGTCCGGGAAGCATCCTCCCCGGTGTATACCGTTTCCAACGCCGGTGAGCCGCTATCTACATATTCATTTTCCACCACCGCCCATGATATCTATCGCGCCTGCAAGGTGAAGTATTGGGATGCGGCTACCAAGTCACAGATGGAGTATGTTTTTACTCCGGACAGTGCTCCTGATGTTGGTCAGACCTTACAGATAAACAAGCGGGTGGAATCTCTGGCAGAGGCCATGCGCACAGCAGAGACTCAGTTACGGGCAAAAAACAAGGCCGAGACCACAGCATCTCTCACCATGATGGGCCGCCCTGAACTTTTATCCGGGCTGGTATACACGGTTGAAGGATACGGAAGCTTTGATGGGAACTATCTCATCGAATCGGCTACTCACTCCGGGGACGGATCCGCAGGGTACACAACTTCAATCACGTCGCATCTTATATTGGGGTATTGATGATTCAGGAACTTGCAGACCGACTATCCGCCATCGAGGGCGTTGTATCGCAGATGATCAGGGTGGGGACAGTGTCCTCTGTCCTTCCGGAATCTGGCTTTGTGCGGGTTACATGCGGAGACGCAGACAATATCGTGTCCTACGAACTGCCCGTCCTGACCCCCAAGGCCCAGGACGACAAGGCGTACTGGATGCCTGATGTCGGCGAGCAGGTTGTATGCGTATTTCTCCCCAATGGCTTGGAATGCGGGTTTGTGGTCGGGGCCTTTTTCTCCGGTCCAGATACCCCGCCCGTGACAAGTAAGGACAAGCATCGCGTGATCTACAAGGACGGTACCTGGCTTGAATATGACCGCAGCAGCCATGCCATGAGCGGACATATCAAGGGCAGTGTAGACGCGCTAACCATAGACAAGGACGCAACCGTGGCCGTGGGCGGGTCTATCATCGCCAGCGCGGGGAAAGACGCGAACCTCACCGTAGGCATGTCAGCCACGGTCGGCGCCGGGAAAGACATCACGTTAAAGGCCCCAACGATAAACATGCTTGGAAATCTGGCATCCACTGGCTCCGGCGGAGGTGTGGGGACAGAAAACAAATCTGCAGACACAACGCAAGAGGGAAGCTATACGCTGACGGGAAACCTGACCGTCAACGGATCCATCACCGCAACCGGCAGTATCATGGACGGCGCCGGAAACTCTAATCATCACACCCACTAGGAAGGCGCGCAATGCTTGGCACATTCGGGGATGTTGTTTTCGAGGTGAGTTCAGATCACGTACGCACATGGTCAAAATTCGTTCGCCAGAAGAAGGCTACATATGCCGAACACAAAGTGTTGGCCGGGAGCCCGCTTCTTGAGCTGACAGGATACGAACTTGAATCGGTAGCCATTACCGTGCGCTTTGATATCGCACAGGGCCTGATCCCGGAAGACGAAATGGAGCGTCTGCGCAGGGTGCGTGACGACGCCATAGAGCTACCCTTGACTATATCCGGCAAACTGCTCGGGTATTATGTCCTCGAGGATGTATCGGAGGACTGGAAGCGCACCACCCCCAAAGGGGTTGTCACGTCGTCCGAAGTCAACCTCAAGCTGAAGGAATACATCCGTGGAAATTAATCTACTGCAAAGCCAGAATGTCGAGATCGGAGCAACCGGTACCGCAGAGATATATCAGAATATCAGGACGATATTGCTCACGAGAAAAGGCACAGTTCCGCTGGATCGGCAATTCGGCCTGGATGCAGACATCCTTGATACGGCAACCCCTCGAACCCGCGCGCTGTTGTCGGCAGAAGTATCCGCCGCCGTGGCCACGTATGAGCCCCGGGCGAGGGTGGAGTCGGTGGAGTTCACGGCCACCGCCGATGGTGTGCTGCAGCCCACTGTCAGGATCTCAATCATAGGGGAATCATAAATGAGTTTTGCAACTTTGCCAGATGTTACCTTTTGTGATGCGGATGCGTCAAAGATCGAAGCTGACGTCCTGAAAGGGTATGAAGATATTTCCGGG